GCGGTGGTGACAAATAAATATGTTGACAAATCCGTTTGGGGTGGTATATTCGTCGCATACCAACCGCACATGGAAGTCATCGCAATGTCCGTCACCACCGCTGAGCAACGCGCTCGTATGAGCGAGTATTTCCAGAACAACAAAGCTCGCTACGCACACTATACTGCAGAATACCGTGATAAGCTGAAACTGCAGATGGTCGAGGCATATGGTGGAGAGTGTCAGTGGTGCGGCGAGCGCGATCCGATTGTTCTCACGCTCGATCATGTCGACGATGACTCGTTCGTCGAGAAGCAGCTCTACGGAGTGAATGCTCGTGGTGGGCATAAGATTTATTCGAAGCTGAAGAAAGCTGGCTGGCCACAAGATCGTTTCCAGCTGTTGTGTCACAATTGCAATGCGCGAAAAGAGTTTCTACGTCGGCGCGAGTCGATTGTAGTGCGCTGGGGATCAAAGGATGATCTTCCTCCGAAGCGTGCCGGCGAAGGTGTGCGAGCAAGCAATCGATCAGGCTTCAAAGGGGTATTCTGGAATTCCCAGAAGAAAAAGTGGAACGCCAAGATAACCGTCAGCGGAGAAGAGTCGAATCTCGGACTGTTTGACGACATTCGCGACGCCGCGCGAGCGTACAAGAAGGCCGCAGTCGCTGCTTGGGGCGCTTCCGCGAATGTTCCAACCGAGGATGAAATCGAACAGATCGCTGCTGCCGGCCCGCGCGAACCAGAACATATTGTGCTTGACAAATCCCTCGACGAGCTCGGCCTATGATCGCCCGTCCCACGTTTGACCATCAACGCTGTCCCCAATGAACTGGCCGCTCTTTCGCAATCGCCTCGTCAATCGCTATCACGAGCAGCCCCAGGTCGTGATGCGGATCGATCATGCACTGGGGCTCGTTCGAGATGGACTGCGCGAGCTCGGAACGATGGGGCTGGTGTATCATCTGGAGTCCGGCCCCGCACCAGCGGACTCCCCGCTCCACGCCCCGTTCCCTCGCCACGTGTATCACCTGGAGTCAGCTCCACGCGGATACGAGGTTCGGTGTCAGAGCGACCTGGAGCTCCTCGGCGAGGGCTGGTTCGACACGCTTGACGAGGCCAAACACGCTGACGGGATGGGGGAGCAGTTCAAGCGGGGCGGGGTCTTTCCCAAGAGCGGCCTTCCCGCTGTTATCATCGACGACGATCAACGTACCCGGCTCGATCGAGAGCGACAATTTGAGGAGAGCGAGTGATGGAAATTTCTGAAGCCCAAGCGATGGTGTCGCATACGCCGGAGCGAGTGAGTGACCTCCGCCAACGCCTCGCCGCCCACCACAGCGATACTCCGCAACGTGCGATGCTGGCCGATCTGGCCCTCAAAGGGATCGAGGAACATCTGGGGCTGCTCCGCAGCCTCGGCCACTCGTTCTACCTGACCGAGCAGTCGCCCGACGAGCCGGCGGCGTTCCCGATGATGCTCTACCGAGATGCCACGCAGGGGCGAGTGGACATGCTCGCCAAGGACGAGGCCGAGCGTGACTGGGCGCTGCAGAATGGCTGGCGCGACCATCCTGACACCACGCTGGCTAGCAAGCCAGCAGAGGTGCAGCCGGAGCCGGAGCCGCCACACGAAGAACCGACTCAGGACCCTCCCCCTCCGCCTCAACAGTACTAAGGATCAACTCAGATGCCCCGTTTCAACGCACGCAATAATCGCTTCACTCAGTACGACATGCTGGAGGCCAAAGGCTTCTTCGCCTCGAACCCGGCGAACGCCGACAGTATGGACCTCAATGAGGGCACACCGCTGTACAAAGGTCCGGTACGCTACCCGATGATGTTCTATCATCCCCAGGGCGAAGAGCGGGTCACGGTCCCGGCCCAGCAGGTGACGGACTCGCATGGCGAGCCTGTCATCGGACGTGACGGGCAGATCGTTATGCGGGGCGAGCAGCGGGAAATCATCTGGGAGCTCGCCCATGACGCGGATGATGAGGAGCATCTCCGCGAAGGCGGCTGGCACGATCATCCGAGCGATGCGCTTGCGGCGAGCGGACGCCCTGCTCCACCCAAGGGCGCACAGGCGGTGATGGACGCGAAGGACCGGGAGATTGCCACGCTGCAGGCTCAGCTGGCGAAAGCGCAGCGGGCGGCCGAGCGAAGCGCGGCCCCGGCGAAGCCCAAGGCTCAGGCTGCGCTGGACTCGCTCGCCTAACACGTCATCGTCATGTCCGCCCTCGATCCCACCATCACGACTATCGGCGATCTGTGCTCGGCGCAACTTCGTGAGTGCGGAGCCGTGGGCATTGGCCAGACCGCGAGTGCCGACGAGATCACCGATGCCTGGGCACGCACGCAGTGGATGATTCAGCAGTGGGAACGGAAGCGCTGGCTTATTTATCATCTGGTGGACCTGCACCTCGTCTCAACCGGCGCACAAACGTATACGGTCGGTCCAGGCGGAGATTTCAATACCGGGACGGCAAAGCTGAGCGCCAGGCCAAATCGGCTCGAGTCCGCATTCCTGCGCCAGATCCAGACGACCCCGCCGAACCAGATTGATTATCCGCTGGAGGTTATTCAAAGCTGGGAGGATTACGGCCGTATTGCGCTCAAATCGCTTGTCTCGTTCCCCGGCGCGGTTTTCCTGGATACGGATTGGCCCCTGGGCGTGCTCCACACCTATCCAGTCCCCAATGCGAATATCTACGAGATTCACCTGCAAGTCCGCGCACAACTCCCACAGAGCTTCCCAACGCTCGCAACTGAGATTGTGCTCCCGTATGAATACTACGCGGCGATCCTGTACATCGGGGCACTGCGCCTGCGCCCGAAGTATCGACTGCCGACGTTCCCAGGTGATCCACTCCCCGGCCTGGCCAAAGACGCCGCGAACGTCCTGCGCACTGGGAATGCCCAGATCGCCCGCTTGGTGATGCCCGGTGGGTTGCTGCAAGGGAGTCAGTACAATATCTTCAGTGATCGCTTTTACTAGGAGCCCACATCATGTCTCTCGTCACAAGCATTCTCGGACTGTTTCCCAGCTTCATCCCCGGCCCGCGCCTGATCGACGGAGGCGAGCTGCAGCAGCAAGCGAACCTGTTGTTCTCCGCCCAGACTGGTATCGTTGCCGCTGCCGGCGGGGGCCAGGCCAATGCCACTCCGCTCACTTCCGCGCTCAACCGAGTCGATACCATCGCGACGAACAGCGACTCGGTGATGCTGCCTCCGGCGGTGCCGGGGCAACAGGTCACGGTGAAGAACAACACCGCTAATACGCTCGCAATCTTCGGCCAGGTCAGCAATGCGTTGAATGCGAACAGCGTCGGAGACACGATTGCCACCTCGCAGTCCAACACGCAACAGCCGACCGCGACGGGTATCACCCTTGCGACGACGCTCACCGCCCGATTCATCTGCTTCACTGCCGGACAGTGGCAGGAATTTCTCACGGCCTAGGACGCAGCGTTTGTGGAACGCCTACCGCTCATTGGAGGATCGTACACCGCGCGCTGGGTTGGAGCGAGCGCCCAGCGCTGCATCAATTATTTTCCTGAGCTCAACCCGCCAGATGCGCTCGTGCCGGTCACGCATTATCAGCGCCCTGGGCTCGCCCCGCTCGCGCAGGGTCCGATCGCCCCTGTCCGGGGCCTATTCCGCGCGTCCAACATGCGGTGGCGGAATGGGGCGTGGAGCGGTCGGGCATATGCGATCATCGGTGACGCCGTGCTCGACGTAAGCCCCACGTTCGCCCTCACCCAAATCGGCACCGTCACACCTGGACTGACGAACCTCGTCAGCTATGTGGACAACGGCACGACCGGGCTGCTCGTGGATGGCTCGCCGAATGGCCTTGAGATCACTCTCGCGAGCAATACCACCGCACCCGTCGCGGACACGACCGGGACGTTCCAGGGCTCCGACCGAGTCGATTACCTCGATACCTTCATCGTGGGGAACACTCCAGGGACAAATCAGTTCTGGACCACCCACAGCAATTCCCTGGTGTTCGACCCGCTGTACATCGCAGCCAAGACCGACTGGCCGGACCCGATCGCCTCACTCATTGTCAATCGTCACGAACTGCTCCTGCTCGGCGAGGTCAAATCTGAGATCTGGTACGACGCGGGCAATCCGCTGTATCCGCTCGCGGAACTTCCTGGTGCGTATATCGAGCACGGGCTGGCTGCGATCTATTCACTCGCCTCGAACGACATCAGCGTTTTCTGGCTCCACCAGGACAGCCAGGGCCAAGGCATGGTCCTCCGCCAGCGCGGATACGATACCAAGCGAGTGAGCAATCATGCGCTGGAATATGCACTGAAGCAGATGGCCAAAGCATCCACGATCTACGACGCGATCGGGTACTGCTTCCAGATCGATGGCCACGCGTTCTACGTCCTGCACTTCCCCAGCGGAGATCAGACCTGGGTGTTTGACGACTCCATGATCGATCCGGTGAAGGCGTGGCATCAGGAGGCCTGGACGGACAGCAATGGCGTGCTGCACCGGCATCGGGGAAATTGCTTCGCGAATCTCTGGGGGAAGCTATGTGTGGGGGACTACGCGAACGGTACGATCTATGAGATGGATCAGGACACGTACGTCGATACGGTGAACGAGGTGCCGAGTCCGATCAGCTGCATCCGTTCGTTCCCACACATCGCGCAGGGCCGAATGGCCGGGACACTCCAGCCCGTCGGGACGAACGGGCAACGCATTCTGGTGAACAAGTTCTGGCTGGACCTCGAGTGTGGCAACGCTCCGGAGAGCACTGCGCCAAATGCGGCCGAGATTGGCCTCCGATTCTCGATCGACAAGGGCCGAAGCTGGAAGAACACAGTACTGCAGTCTGCCGGTGCGCCAGGGCAATACGAAACTCAGCCGCAGTGGCAGCAACCGACGGGCATCGCTCGAGACATCGTTTTCGAGATCAGCCATAGCATTGCTGGGGCCTCGGCCTGCAACGGTGCCTGGATCGACTGCGAAGTGCTGGATACGTAGCTCGTGCAGACCACAACGAATCAACCTTTCCAGGCGATGCCTCGGCTGGGCACGCCCACAGTGGATCTGGAAACCGGGCAGCTCACCCCAGTCTGGCAGAGGTTTTTGCAATCCCTCTGGTTCAAGACCGGGAACTCGTTCAGCTCTCTCCCCGGATCGTATTATCTCCAGCAGGTCTCCGCCGGGGTCATCGGAATTTACAATTCCCTCACCAATGCTTTTGCAGGGACGATCACAGCGAGTAATCCGCAACCGCCGCAGGTCATTGTGCTTACGTCAAATCCATTCACCTATGCTGCGCTGGTGCCCGGTACGCTCGTGGTATTCGGGGGAGAGCTAGCCCTCCAGCGCGGGGCATCCGCCCATTTCCAGGTCGGACTTGTCGGTGGCGCTGTCCCGCTCCTGCCGGGAGACAAGCTGGAAATCACCTGGTTCAGCGGAGATCCACCATCCACTACCTGGTTCCCCTCCGCATGACCGGGCAGCAGCAATTCGTCGTCCTCGCCCTTCCGCGCTCTCGCACGGCCTGGCTCGCCCATTACCTGGGTTACGCCGGTCGACGAGTCGGCCATGACATCGCGATTGAGTGTGCGAGCATTGAGGACTTCCTGGGCTCGTTTGAGCGTGGTATGACCGGAACGGTGGAGACCGGGGCCGTGATTGCCTGGCGATTGATGCTGGAGGCCCTGCCGAGCGCGAAATTCGTAGTGGTCACTCGACCACTTGAGGAGATCTATTCCTCGCTCGCACGCCTCGGCGTGAGGCCGATCCCAGGGGAACTGGAATCCCGTGCGGAGCTCCTCGCTCAGGCCTGTGGGCACCTCCGAGTCGAATCCGTCGCGTTCCGGGACCTCGCCGATCCGCAGTGCGCGCGGTGGCTGTTCGAGTACTGCCTGGATCTGCCCTGGGACGAAGCCTGGCACGATCGGCTTGCGAGACTTAATATTCAGGTGGACATCGAAGCCCGGATGAGGCAACTCACTCGGAATGCCGGGCAACTCGCAGGACTGCAAGCTGAAATCGCCCGCCGGACAAGGACGCTCTCGCATGGCCTTCATTGAGTACCGGCGAGAGTGCTGGGCAAGCGTCTGGCCAGGGGTGGAACGCCTCGCGCGGATGCACTTTGACCTCGACAACCCGTCGGGGAGTCCGAAGCACGGGAGGTTCGACCTGGACGTGGAACAGTTCGAGCTCCTCGATTCCTCCGGAGCGTGGCGGGTGTTCACCGCTCGGGTGAACGGGGCACTCGTGGGGTACTCGACCTGGACGGTCCTGAGAGACCTGGAAGTCCGAGGACTCCTCGTGGCCGAACAAGGCCCACTGTTCATCGAGCCAGGACGTGGCGCGAGCGGGAGCACGCTATATACGCTGGCACTGCGGGCGTTGCGCGATGAAGGCGTGGAGATCGTCTATCCATATCATCGACTTGCCGGGCGGGGGCCTCGCCTAGGACGAACTCTGTTCAACCGCCGCCTGCACGCCCTCCCGATCAAGACCGGGTATGAACTGGAGCTCTGCCATGCCGTCGATTAGTGTGCCTGCGGCGGTTATCGGGGCTGGGGCTATCGGAGCGGCAGGGGGACTCGCCTCCGGCGTGATCGGCTCCAACGCTGCGACCAGCGCGGCGAAAACGCAAGCGACCGCAGCGGAATCAGGTCAGCAAATCCAGGCTGGGGAGTTCCAGCAGATCGAGGACCTGCTGTCCCCGTACTCGATGTTCGGTGCCGGCGCGGTCTCCTCGCTTGCCCCACTTATTGGAACCCAGCCGGGGGGCAATCCACTCACCGCACCACTCACCGCGCCGTTTCAGCCAACTCAGGCTCAGCTCGCGTCCACGCCGGGGTATCAATTCACTCTGCAACAGGGCGAGCAAGCGGTCACGAACTCGGCGGCGGCGCAGGGCCTCGCATCGTCCGGGGCGGCACTCAAAGGCGCGGCGAACTACGCCGAGGGCCTCGCGGGGACGACGTATCAGCAGCAGTTCCAGAACTACCTCGCGCAAAATCAGCAGATCTATAATTTGCTCGCGGGCGCGGGGACCCTGGGAGAAAATGCTGCTGCGACGACCGGGGCGCAGGGGAGCGCGATTACGAGCAATATTACGAATCTGCTCACCGGCGGAGCGGCGGCGGCGGCGGCAGGGCAGGTCGGGAGCGCGAACGCGATCACGTCCGGGATTGGGAACATTACAGGTGCAGGAGGGAATACCGCACTCCTGCTCGCCCTCAACAACTCCGGCCTGTTCGGCGGCCAGAACACTGGGGGCCTCACCTGATGATCGATCAACTCACCGAGCAGCACGAAGCGGCGCTTGCTCAGCATGAGAGTGTCACGAACGTCCGGGGCCTGCTCGACGCCACGAGGCGCGGCCTGGACTCGCTAATGAAGCTCGGAGATCTTGTGACCCCTGAGGACGTAATCCGCGAAGCCGGGAATTTGGCTGGCGCTGGCGCCTCCCCGATGGAACTCGCGAAGCTCATGTCTACGATGCCTGAGAACGGACCAGGGCTGCAGCAGTGGATCGCCCAGCACGACCAGATGGTGACCCAAAAAGAGGCTGCGCTCAAGCCTGCTGAGGACGCGACGAGGCATCATCTGGGACTCAGCGCCATGCGGCTTCTGGTCGCTCATGCGATGGGTGCACCGCAGACGAGCGACCAGCCGAGCCCAGCAAGTGCGATGACGCAAGCGCCGCAACAGAACCTGCTCGGCGCGACGCCACAGAACGGAGGCCAGGCCTGATGCCCGGTGCAACGGCGGTTCAGCCGGATATCTCGCTCGGCGTCACGAGCCCACAAGTCCAGCAACAGAATCCGATCAATATGCTACAGTCGTTGGCTGCAACCCAGAATGCACTCAACCAAAATCGACTCTTCCAGCAGGAGTTCGGCGCGAAGCAACGGGCAGGACAGATCATCTCGAGCGCCCCGGACCTCGAGACCGGGATGACCCAGCTGTACAGCGACCCTCAGACCGCTGCGTTTGCCGGGCCGATCATCAACGGAATACGCGAGTCCCAACGGACGATGCTGCAGATGTCCGGGGAGAAACAGAGCCAAGCGCAAGGGGCGCTGGCGCAAACGCTGAAGTCCCTCGGTGGGGCGATCAATGATCCGAGCCAGCTCGAACCGCTGATCAGCGCGAACCTGGCGACTGTAAGCTCATCGGTGGCCCCGGAGGTCCGCTCGGCGATCAGCAGCGTAGTTCGCGCGCTTGGTGAAGGCAATCCGACTCCCACGCAGTACCAGGCTCGGCTAGGCGGATTGATGCTCGGCACCGGGTTCACCCCCGATAGCCTCCGGGCGATCACTGGAGCGGTGCCGGCGGGGGTGACGTTTCAGCCAGTGGGGCCGGGTGGATCGCTCCAGCCGCTTGCGATTGGGGGACCGGCGGCGGGGGGCGGTGGTGCCATCGCGCCCGTTGGCGTGGCGGGTGGCGGCGGCAATCCGTTGACCATCCGTACGGCCCCCACAACGGCACCGGGCGCCGGATCGCTTACGGCACCATCCCCAACCGGACCATCGGCGGGCACACCCCCCGGAGGGATCGCCGGACCCACGCTCGATCAGCAGCAATACCTCTCCGATCGCGGCAAGCAGATGGCCCAGTATCAGACCGAGCTCGACGACTCGGTCAAGACTGGGAACTCGCTGATGCAGACGATTCAAGAGGCCAAGGAAGCGCGCGACTCATTCAAACCCGGTGGCGGTGCAGCGGGCTACGCCCGGGCCGCGCAGATCGCGCAGGCGTTTGGTGCTCCAAATGACCTCGTTGACAAAATCGCGAACGGGAACCTTGCGGCCTCGCAAGAGTTCGGGAAGATCGCGAATAATTTCGTGATGGGGCAGCTGAGGCAGAGCCTCCAGGGCATTGGCGGCTCGAGGATCAATCAGCAGGAATTCGAGGCGTTCACGAAGAACAACCCGAATCTCGACACCGACCCGCGCGCGATTGACAAGATCTTTCAGTTCTGGTCTCGGCAGCATAATTACAACATAGCGGAACAGAGCGCGCTGGCGGAGGCGCAGTCGCGTCCTGGATTCAACATGCTAACCTGGCCGGCGCAGTGGCAGAAGATCGCGCAGGCGAAGGGTATGGTGAATGTCGGGACTACTGAGGCTGGCGGACAACGGCCAGTGCCCAGCGCGGGTGGTGCCACTCACGAGTGGATTCCCGGTCAAGGACTCCGACCGATTCCAGGCCCAGCAAGCCCATGAACGTCCGAGGTCCCGACGGGAGGGTAATCGCCTTTCCGGACTCGATGTCGCCGGGAGATATCGACTCGGCTATGCAGAGCTTGTATCCGCAGCCAGCATCTGTGGCGCCTCCAGCAAGCACCTCGCTGCCACCTCTCGCGCGTGTTCCACTCGGACTCGCCGCAGCGGGCCTTCATGGACTCGAGTCCGGAGTTGGAGTCCTCGGCGATATTGAGTCCCTGGCCGATCGGTACATCGCGAATCCGATCACCAGTGCACTGGGTGGCACCCCGGACGATCCGAACGTCACGGTGTTTCCGAAGTCCAGTGACGTGCACGCGCTCACGCCGGAGCTTGGCAACGCGCTTGCAGGGCCGCTCGCGCCGCAATCGAGGCTGGAGGACACCGCGCAGGCTGCGGCGCGGGGCTTCGGCGCGACGGTGCCACTTACTGTTATGACTGGTGGGGCTGCGACTCCGATGCTGCTGGCCGGCGCAGCAGGCGGAACGGCAGGGGAGGCGACGAAGAATCTTGGAGCGCTCGAGCCACTCCAGATCGCAGCAGGACTCGCAGCTGGGGGACTCACCCAGGCTATTGCTCCGGCCGGTCGTACGGTGGCGAAGATCGCGAATGACCTGGGCGGCAGCACAGACCTGGAGAGCGCCGGGAATGCGCTGCAACCCTGGGCCGAACACTGG